CTCATTTGGAGATTAAATCTTGACCCTTGATTATTGAGGTAGCCATGGAAACGGTAAAAATCACAGCATTTAGGCTCAACAAAGACAATCCGCGTTTGATCCGGGACGGGAAATTCCGTTCCCTTGTCGAATCCATCAAAAGAGACCCCGAATTCCTCGAAAAGCGGGGCATCGTCCATGCCGACGGTGTGATCCTGGGCGGAAATCAGCGTTACCTCGCCATCAAGGAGGCTTTGAGGGATGACGCCTTCCGCTCCTCTCTGAGTCTTGACAAAGGCTTGATCCCCGCCACCTGGGTGCAGGACGCCTCGGACTGGCCTGAGGAGAAGCGGCGGCGGTTTGTCATAGTTGACAATGGGGCGTGGGGGGAGTGGAATATGGATGCCCTCAGTTCATCCTGGGCCGATCTACCGCTTGCTGACTTTGGGGTTGATATTCCAGCGGATTGGCTGAAAGAACCGGAGGCAGCGGTAGAGGACGGCGAAAGCCAGCAGCAGGAAAAACCTGATATTATTATCTGCCCAAAATGTGGGGAAAAGATTGAAATTAAAGTTTGACATAGCATCCTTCCTGTGATACGTTGGCAAACATGAAATATGCCAACAATAGCAAGGAGGAATCTAAAATGGACGAGAAAAAGTGTATGTGCGGATGCGGTGAAATTATTACATCTATCAGCCCGGACGGACGGAAAAAAGATTTTCGGTGGGGGCATAACTCGCGGGGCCATAAAAACGAATGGAGTATGAGGCCTGATAGCACAAATTCACGCACCGGGAGATGGAGGGGACGGAAACTTATCGACACCACAAAATGTATTCTTGGTTACACGGGGGAATGTCATGGCCGTATGGAGGTACACCATATCGATAAAAACGCCGTTAATAATTCCCCTGAAAATATCGTGCCCACTTGCAAGACCCACCATTCATTTCTGGACAGGGGGCGGATTACGTTTAATAACCCGAAATTGCCGGAGTATTACATAGACGGATCAGGAAAACGGCGATATAAAAGGCATGAATTCTCAGCCTTGAAAGAAAAAAAGGAGAAATAGCCATGAGCAGCGGCGGTTACAGACCAGGCAGCGGGCGTCCGGTGGGGGCACGCGACAGCAAGCCCCGGACGGTGAAGAAGGGCAAGCGGCGGGCGAAAAAGCCCGAACCGCCTCCCGAGATGACGGAAAGAGACAAAATCCGGCAGCTCTTATCTATCGGCGCGAAGGCGAAGGCGAAAATTTACAATGACTTTTTGAGGCGACTGAGCCAGGGCGGGGACTTGTCGATTGCCGAAAAGAAGCACATGGACAAGATCGGCGCGGAGCTGGCGGCGGAGATGGGACCGGAGGAAGCGAAAAACGCAGCCGCAGAGAACCTCGATCCTCTGACTTACGGACTGCGGGTTATGAATGACCCAAACGAGTCAAAGGACAGGCGGGACCGGATGGCTATTGCGCTACTGCCCTACACGACGGCGCGGGTAGGGGAGAAGCAGGGGAAAAAGGACGAGAAGGCGGAGCGGGCGCGTGTGGCTGGTGCAGGCAAGTTTGCGGCGGGTAGGCCGCCGGTTGCGTTGGTGAAATAATTAAAAGAAACCTCAATAAAGCTCTTAATATTGGTTGACTTTCATGCTGAATTATTCTATAAATAACGAAACGGGCGGAAGCGCAAACTTCCTGCCCGTCTCTCACCACAAACCCATATTTGGAGGATATGAGGTCATGGCTGAAAACACTATACCATCGGTAAGCCCGGAAAGTCAAACCACCAAGAAATGCACAAAATGCGGCGAAGAAAAGCCGCTCAGCGAGTTTTACGCAATGGCCATAAGTAATGACGGCCTGGCATGGAGTTGTAAGGCGTGCGCGGCAAAGAGCAATGCGCAATGGCGCGCGGCCAACAAAGATAAATTAAGGGAGAGTAAGGCCGCATATTGGGAGAAAAATAGGGAACGTTTAATTCCCCAGCATACGGAGTGGTACAAAGCAAATATAGAGCAGGTTAAAGCACGCGGAGTCGAATACCGGGCACTCCACCGCGAAGACGCAAGAGTAAATTCAGTAGCATGGAGAGCGGCAAACGTAGAGAGATCAAGGGCCACCGTAAAGGCTTGGCGGGCAGCCAATCCAGAAAATGTCAAAAAGATACTCAATGCATGGAAGGTAGCAAATCCAGGAGCAAAACGGGTATATGAGCAGAACAGAGAGGCGCGCAAACGCGAGGGAGGAAAACTCTCTAAAGAAATCGTGAAGATACTGTTTAAGAGGCAGCGTGGCCGGTGTGCATGTTGCGGGGAGGGTCTCGGCAAAGATTATCAACTTGACCATATCATGCCGATTGCACTGGGTGGTGCGAATATTGATTCTAATATGCAGCTTTTAAGGAAACGATGTAATCTACAAAAGAATAAAAAACATCCGATTGATTTCATGCAGGAACGCGGATTTCTACTTTGAAAAAAGGGGACAAATGGAACCACAATGGACTACGAAATGCTTGGACTGGGAATCAAGAATATTGAAAGGTGAAAGTCTTACACCTCCACCGATCTTTCCGCAAGAAGCTGCGGAGGGGCTCGCCGTTTTCAAGGCATTAAGGCTCGTTGACGTATTGAATCATCCGACGATGGGCGAGGCGGGGCGGAAATGGATTTTTGACTTTGCGGCCTATGTCTTTGGGTCTTACGATGCCGAGTCCGGCCGGAGGCTCATCCGAGAGTTCTTCCTTTTCGTGAGTAAAAAAAATTCTAAAAGCTCCCTGGCCGCAGCCTTGATGATCGCTTGCCTTCTTCGGAACTGGCGCGATTCTGCTGAATATCTGATCCTTGCCCCTACTGTGGAGGTTTCGGCCAATTCGTTCCTTCCTGCCCGCGACATGATCCGGGCCGATGAGGAGTTGAACGACCTATTGCATATCCAGGATCACCTCAGAATGATTACCCACAGGGCAACCGGCGCGACCCTGAAAGTCGTTGCGGCAGCAAGCGAGACCGTCGGCGGCAAAAAAGCAACGGGCATTTTGATAGACGAATTTTCTTTATTTGGAAAAATGCCCAACGCGGAGAACATGCTCCGTGAGGCGTGCGGCGGGCTGGCTTCGAGGCCGGAGGGCTTTGTGATCTATCTTTCTACACAGTCTGACGAGGCCCCGGCGGGCGTGTTCAAGCAAAAACTTGACTATGCCCGGGGCGTCCGGGATGGCCGGATCGACGACAATCATTTTGCCCCAATTATTTACGAATTTACCAAAAAGATGCTGAAAGAGAAAAAGCACCTTGATCCGAAGTATTTTTATGTGACTAACCCGAACCTGGGGGCGTCCGTTGATGAGGCTTTTATCCTCCGTGAGTTCAAAAAAGCGGAGAATGACGGCCCGGCGTCCATGCAAGGGTTCCTTGCGAAGCACCTCAATGTCGAAATGGGGATGAACCTCAAAACGCAAGCCTGGGCCGGCGCTTCGTTCTGGGACGCGGCAGCGGGCTCCGTCACCCTCGACACGATTCTCGAACGCTGTGAGGTCATCGAGGTCGGCATTGACGGCGGCGGATTGGACGACCTCCTGGGCTTTGCCGTCCTGGGCCGGGAAGCTGAGACGGGCGCCTGGCTCCTCTGGGCTCATGCCTGGGCGCATGAAATAGCCCTCGAACGCCGGAAGTCAGAGGCCCCGAAGTATCGGGACTTTGAAAAGGACGGTGATCTTGAAATCGTGGCCGAAGTCGAGCAGGGTATAAAGGCCGTGGGTGATATCGTCCGCAAAATTGACGCCTCGGGCCTGCTTGACCGAATCGGCGTTGACCCTTCCGGGACGGGGCTCATTGCCGATGAACTTGAAAACGGCGACGAAAAAGGGGAAGGCAAGATCGATCATGACCGGATCGTTGGAATCTCTCAGGGCTGGCGGCTCAACAGCGCAATCAAGACAATGGAGGTCAAGGTGGCAAGCCGGTCGATCCTCCACAGCGGATCCCGGATGATGCAATGGTGCGTCGGGAATGCCAGGGTCGAACCGAAAGGAAACGCGATCCTGATAACAAAACAGGCGAGCGGAACGGGGAAGATCGATCCGCTCATGGCGGGGTTGTCGTCGGTGGCGTTGATGGCCATGAATCCTGGGGCGCGGATGTTCAAATCCGTCTACGACGGCCTGAGCGAGGAGGAAACTAAGCAGAGGCTGGCTTTTTGAAAGGAGGCTTTATGGAATTCAAGGGCACTCTTAGGCGACTTGATGCAAGGCAGCTTAACGATGAACCAAAAAAATGGGTTGCTCTGATAGAAGTCGAGCTGCCTAAATTATCAAAGGAAGAAGAATATGATCTTGGGTATGCGGTTAAAAAGGGCCTGGGTATTAAATTACTGCTGTGAAATCATTTGAAGGAGAGGAGGCGATGACGAACAACTTGCCCGATAAAGAGCTTTTGCGGCCCGATGAGGTGGCGAAATTCTATTCAGTCTCAGACAAGACTGTCCGGGGATGGATTGTCACGGGAAAGCTCATGGCCGTGAAGGTTGTCAAGGGGTGGAGAATCCATAGGCAAGATGCCCTTGATTTGCAAAAACCGAGCATTGATTAAAACATAACTCCCGAATATGTCCTTTTACGTCCGTTTACGGCTTGCGGGCGATCTATTTATTTCACATCATCCCATCAAAAGAGCGACCCATCACGAAAGTGAGTGACCCCTATGCGTTAGATGCGAGGCGGCCCATGTCCGATTGGAATAACGGCAGATACTACGTCACGACCCGGCAAGACCTTGTCCGGGTAACGAAAACCATCAAAAATCTATCTGTTACGGACGATAAGGCGTGGAATAGCACGCTTTGGCGGCTCATCGGTTCAAGAACGCAGTCCGGAGAACAGGTAG